CAGGCAGGGTTTAACTAACCAAATAAATATTCATAACTGATATTTTATGAATGTCACATTTGGTTATATCTAAAAAGAATGAGGTCTACTTGCAGGTAGAAGCAGAACCTCATGTATATTATGAACTTCAAGACCAATTTACTTTTGATGTTCCAAATGCAAAATTTAGCCCCCAGTTTCGCAACAAATACTGGGACGGAAAAATTCGCCTGTTCTCTACACAAACAGGTGAGATTTACATTGGACTCTTAGATAGAATTATAAAATTTTGTGAAGATCACAACTACACATACGAATTTAGAAATAATAAATTCTATGGATTACCTTTTGAAGTGAATGAAGGTATTTCCAAAGAAGGTGTGAAAGATTATATGACTACTATCAGTAGACACGCCCCACGCGATTACCAAGTTGAGGGAGTATTCGACGCTTTGCGACATAATCGAAAGTTATTGATATCTCCAACTGCATCTGGAAAGTCATTAATGATATATTCTGTTGTGAGATATTATGTTGAGAAACAGCAAAATATTCTGATAGTTGTCCCAACGACTTCCCTTGTAGAACAAATGTATAAAGATTTTGCAGATTATGGATGGGATGTTGGTTCATTTTGCCACAAAATCTATGCGGGAAAAGAAAGAGAAACTGATTCCCAAGTCATTATTACTACCTGGCAAAGTATTTACAAATTGCCTAAACAGTATTTTTCTAGATTTAATGTAGTCGTAGGAGATGAGGCACACCAGTTTAAATCCAAGTCATTAATATCTATAATGACTAAACTTTGTGATGCAAAATATCGCTTTGGATTTACTGGAACACTAGATGGTAGTCAAACTCATAAATGGGTTCTAGAAGGATTATTTGGTCCTTCTTATAAAATTATTAAAACGGATGAACTGATGCAAAAAGGTCATCTTGCAAAACTTGATATTAATATTTTACTACTGAAACATCCACCCAATAGATTTGAAACTTTTGAAGATGAAGTTCAATATATCATCGGACACGAAAGGAGAAATAAATTTATTCGAAATCTTGCTCTTGACTTAAAAGGAAATACTTTAATTCTTTTCAGTAGAGTAGAAGGTCACGGACAACCTTTATACGAACTGATAAATAGTAGTAAGCATGATAACCGTCATGTATTTTTTGTTCACGGTGGAGTGGATACTGAAGAAAGGGAAAAAGTTCGTGAAATAACAGAAAAAGAAAATAACGCAATTATCGTAGCATCCTATGGAACTTTTTCTACCGGTATTAATATTCGTAACTTACATAATGTTGTGTTTGCGTCACCATCGAAATCTAGAATTAGAAATCTCCAATCTATCGGAAGAGTTCTTAGAAAAGGAGAAAGCAAAATAAAAGCAACTTTATATGATATTGCCGATGATATCAGTTATAAATCAAGAAAGAATTATACACTTAATCACTTAATCGAAAGAATTAAAATTTATAATGAAGAAAACTTTAACTACGATATTGTAAACATACCTCTTAAAAACTAATGGGAGACGAATTTTACTCTATTATAAAACTTACATCAGGTGAAGAAATATTCTCTCTAATATCTGTAGATGAGAATGATGGAGATCCTATTATAGTGCTACAAAATCCTGTTATAATGAAGGTGCTTCACAATGGTCCAACATCTTATGTGAAGATTAAACCTTGGATGGAAATAGCAAGTGATGATATCTTTTTAATTAAACTTGATAAAGTTATTACTATGACTGAATCTAAGGATGAAAGAGTTATAGAACTTTATAATCAATATCTTTCCGAAGATAATGATTCGATTGAAGTCTATAAACCTGGAGGTGGTGCTGTTAAACCTTCTGAAAAGATGGGATATATTTCTTCAGTAAAAGATGCTCGTAAAAGACTTGAAAATCTCTTTAATGGTCTTAAAGAAAACTAGTTTTTATCTTCAACGGAGACAAACCTAGTCTACACATATTTGTATATCTTGTCAAGCCCCTGAATCTATGATATAATAAGTAAAACATATATTAAATGAGTCCGATGCTATGCCCAAGAAGAAATCAGAGCACTATGTAAATAACAAAGAATTATTAGAAGCACTAATTGTCTATCGCACAAAGGTTGCTGCCGCTAAAGAAGCAGGTCTTCCTAAACCGCGTATTACAAATTACTTGGGAGAGTGTTTTCTGAAAATTGCGACTCATTTATCATATAAACCAAACTTTGTGAATTATATGTTCCGTGAGGATATGATTTCTGATGGTATTGAGAATTGTGTGCAGTATATTCATAACTTCAATCCAGAGAAGTCTCAAAATCCTTTTGCTTATTTTACACAAATTATTCACTATGCATTTCTCCGCCGTATTCAGAAGGAGAAAAAGCAATTAGAAATTAAGACCAAGATTATCGAACGCACTGGGTTTGATGAGGTTATGATGGTTGATGATAGCTTGCTTTCTGGTAGCAGTTCGGACTACAACACAATTAAAGATAATATCCAATATCGTAATAATCGTTAAATGTGTATCTTTTATAAATATTTTTAACGATACATATAAAAATGCCTAAAAAATTACCTCCTGGTGAAGCAGACCGCAGAAAAAAAATGCGTGATAAAGAAAGACTTGCTAAATGGAGAAAAAATAATCCAGAAAAATATAAACAGCAATGGCAAAGGAGAAAAGATAAGCAGGCGGAGTATTATCAAAATAATAAAGATGAGTGGCATTCCAGACTTATAGGTAGGACTTATGGTATTTCTTTGGAGGAATATAATGATATTCTTTCTGAACAAAAAAATGTTTGTGCCATATGTAAAAATGAATGTGTGTCTGGGAAAAAATTGGCAGTAGATCATAATCACGATAATGGAAAGGTGAGAGGATTGCTTTGTTGTAAATGTAATCGCGGATTAGGCAATTTTTCTGATAATCTTGACTTACTCAGATCTGCTGTGCTATACTTGGAAAAATACTCTTAATTATGCGGGTCGCCATTATCACTGACACCCATTATGGGGCAAGAAAAGGTTCAAAATATCTCCACGACCATTTTGAACTCTTCTACAATAATGTTTTCTTCCCTGCTCTCAAAGAACATGGGGTAGAAGCAGTCATTCATATGGGTGATGCCTTTGATAGTCGTAAGTCAATTGATTATCAAAGTTTGGAATGGGCAAAGAGAGTTGTATTTGAACCTATGAGGAATTATGAGGTTCATATGGTTGTTGGTAATCACGATTGTTATTATAAGAATACCAATAGCGTCAATTCTCCAAGTCTGCTTCTTCAGACTTATCCTAATGTTCGGACCTATAGTTCTCCGCAGACCATTAAAGTTGGTGGTCTGGATATTATGATGGTGCCTTGGATTTGTAGTGAGAACTATGAAGAAACTCTCAATCAAATCAAGAAGTCCAAAGCAAAAGTTGCAATGGGTCATCTAGAACTTCAAGGTTTCCGTGTGAATCGGAATCTAATTATGGAAGATCACGGAACGGATCCAAAGATTTTTGATAAATTCACTAAAGTATTTTCTGGGCATTATCATACTCGCTCTGATAATGGTAAGGTTTTTTATCTGGGTAATCCTTACGAAATGTATTGGACGGATGTGAATGATACTCGTGGATTTCATATCTTTGATACGGAAACCCTCACTCACACTCCAGTCAACAATCCTTATAAATTGTTTTATCACATTTATTATGAGGACACTCCTTACCAGTTGTTTGATGCAACTGAATATGAAAATAAGATTGTTAAGGTGATTGTTCGTAAGAAATCGAAACCAAAAGATTTTGAGAAGTTCATCGACAAACTTTATACTGCTGGTATTCAAGAACTCAAGATTGTTGAGAACTTTGATATTCAAGAAAGTGAAGATTTTGAGATTGATGAAGAAGAGAGCACGATTTCAATTTTGAATAGATATATTGATGAGGCAGAGTTTGAGTTTGACAAGAATGTCATCAAGGGAATCTTTCAGGACCTTTACAAACAAGCTTGCGAAGTAGAGTAAATGTTTCTCCTTACACTTAAAGACAGAAAAGACGACGGTGCTTATGCCGTTCAAGACCAATATGGAGAGAAAGTCCTTTTTCTTTTTGAAGAAGAGGATGATGCTGTAAGATATGCTTTGATGCTTGAAGACGATGAAGAGTATCAGAAAGAAATGGAAGTTGTAGAAGTTGACGATGAGCTTGCAATAAAGACCTGTAAGACTTATAATTACAAGTATGCTGTGATCACACCTGACGATATCGTTAT